AGGCGGTGTGTTCCACGCTGTCGGTGTGCAACAAGGCCGCTGCCGCTGGATCGTTCAGGGTGCGTATCAAGATCAACAACGCCGCTGATGACGATAAGCAGTTCGTGATGTATGACGCGCCTATCGCTGCGAAGGACACGCTGCTGTTGACGTTCGGTGCGACGCTGGGTGCGGGGGATGTGGTGCGGGTGTATGCGTCTAGCGCTGACCTGTCGTTTCAGTTGTTTGGAAGCGAGATTTCCTGATGGGTGTTGTGAGCGTTTCCGCTGCGACTCTTGGTTTGGATGGGCGTACCCGGTCGATCATTGACCAGTTCAAGAAGGTGCCGTTCGGGATTGAGTATCTGGTTATCGCTGGTGGCGGCGGCGGCGGCGGAGGCGGTGGTGGTGGCGCCGGTGGTTACCGTTGCAGCGTTACAGGCGAAAGTAGCGGTGGTAACTCAAGTGCCGAAAGCCCATTTTCAACAGTAATTGGGACCTCTTACAGCATCGTGTTAGGCGCTGGCGGTTCGGGTGGCGCTAGCAACGCAGCGTTCGGAATCAAAGGGGCTGACAGCATTTTCGCAACCGTCATTTCTGAAGGCGGTGGATTTGGTGGAAGGTACGGTGATTTCGTAGCGGGTAGTGGTGGCTCGGGCGGCGGTCAGGGTGGTTCCGGTGGAGCGCTTACCGCTAACAACGCCGCTGGAACAACGGGCCAAGGCTCTCAGGGCGGTTCCGGTCAGACACCTAATGACTCATCAGGTGGCGGTGGTGGTGCGGGAGCGGCTGGCGGTAACGCGACAGCAACACCGGGCAACGGTGGCAACGGTTTATCTTCGAGCATTTCTGGATCTCCTGTCACTCGCGGTGGCGGTGGCGGTGGTGGAAAGTTTGGTGCGACGGGCGGCACTGGTGGAACGGGAGGCGGCGGAAACGCCGGTAACAACGCTGGTGGGTCAGCAGGAACCGTCAATACCGGTGGCGGTGGCGGTGGTACAAGTTCGACTGCCGCTGGCGGTTCTGGCGGTTCCGGCGTAGTCATCCTCCGCTACCCCAAAATCTACGCCCCCACGTTCTCTGCCGGTGTCACAGCGTCAACGATCATCGATGGTGATGAGAAGGTGACGACGGTTACGGCGACTTCAACAACGTCGGAGACTGTTGAGTTTGGTTTGGATTCCAGTTTCCTTGTGGAGTATCTGGTTGTCGCTGGCGGTGGCGGTGGCGGTCGTGGTCGTGCCGGTGGTGGCGGAGCCGGTGGTTACCGTGCAAACGTGAGCGGAGAGAACAGCGGTGGGGGTGCGTCGGCTGAAGCGGCCCTCAGCCTAAGCAAAGGCGTTACCTACACCGTGACCGTAGGCGGCGGTGGGGCTGGTCAAACTTCATCCCTCAGCGTCAAGGGTGCTAACGGTTCCAATTCCTTATTCACTTCGGTTACGTCTACTGGTGGTGGTGGGGGGGGTTCGGAATCAAGCGGCCCCGGCGCTGTGGGTGGTTCTGGCGGCGGCGCTGCATCATCAGGAACAGCCGCTGGTGGTGCTGGCACAACGGATCAAGGGTATGCGGGTGGCAACGGGCAAAGTCCTATCACCGAGCCGTACCATGCTGGCGGCGGCGGTGGCGCAGGTGGCGCTGGCGCTAACGCAACATCTGGCGCTGCTGGCAACGGTGGCAACGGTGTTTCGTCATCCATAACCGGGTCTAGTACCGCCCGTGCTGGTGGTGGCGGTGGCGGGGCAAGTGGTGGGACCATTGGTACTCCCGGTAATGGCACTGACGGTGGCGGTAATGGTGCGGCTACATCGGGCACTGCTGGTGGGAACGCAACGGTCAATTCTGGTTCGGGTGGCGGTGGTGGCGCTGGGACGGGTACCCGAGGCAACGGCGGCAACGGCGGCTCCGGTGTTGTCATCCTGAAATACCCCGACTCCTACACGGCAACCTTCTCCGCTGGCGTCACCTCATCAACATCCACGAGTGGCGGCTTCACGGTCGCCACGATCACGGCAACATCAACAACGAGCGAAACGGTAACCTTCTCATGAGTCACTTTGCGAAACTGGACGAGAACAACATTGTCACGTTCGTGACGGTGGGCCGTCAGGAGGACGACGGCAGGGAGCAGGAACTGTGCGACCGCACCGGGGATGTGTACCGGCAGACCTCGTACAACACTCGCGGCGGCGTGCATTACGACCCCGAGACGGGGGAGCCGAGCGAGGATCAGTCGAAGGCGTTACGGAAGAATTACGCCGGTATCGGGTTCACGTTCGATGAGGTGCGGGATGCGTTCATTCCGCCGCAGCCGTTCCCGTCATGGGTGCTGAATGAGGAGTCGTGCTTGTGGGATGCACCTGTGCCGTACCCGAGCGATGGTGGCTTGTATTCGTGGGATGAGGCTGCCGGGGAGTGGGTCGCGGCGGAGTGAGGCGTCGCGGCATCGTTACGGAAATCGTTACGTTAGGACCAACCATGGACACGCCGTTCGGCCCGTGCCACCACACCCATTACGACGGCGGCCCGCACTGCATCCACACCGCCTACCTGCTCGGATTCGAGGACGGTCGGCAATCTAATCTCGATTAGACTAATCCAGATTAGATAAACAAGACTTCGGTGTACCCAACGGGAGCCGAGGATGAAAGGTGCCTGACCGGCGATAAGGAGCCACCTCCTGCCTCACCGCTAGTCAGTCAGGTCGCACCTGAGCATGTGCCGAAACTGCTCACACGCCTTGGCCTCTGGGAGGAACGCGGATTCCAAACCCGCGTAGCAAGGTTCAATCCCTTGACGAGGTGCAACACAACCGGACGCTTGACGTCATTCCAGCCGGATACGTGCAGATCCAGAAAGGCAGCGCCGATGTCAGACGAGACACCCGTGGTTCGCATCACCATGCGCGAGCTGTATGACGCACTGCTGCGCATTGACCAGAAGGTGACCTCCCTGGCTGAAGGCCGCGTGCATGACGCCCAGCAGCGCGACGCCATGAACAAGCGCATCGATGACATCGAAAGCACCTTGGAATCCCTGCGCACCCGCGTCATGGCGTGGCCGTCGCTGGCAGGCGCGGCGGCCGTGGTCGCCATCGTCGTCGCCTTGGTGCCGAGGTTTACCCAGTAACCGTTCCACCTACGCCCCCCGACCTGGGGGGCTTTTTTGTTGTCCATCAACCCTGCGGAGGTAACTCATGTGGTCCTTGTCCTTCTGGAAGCAAACGGCTGAGCGCGCCGTCAAGACGGCGGCCCAGGTGGCGTTGTCGTTCTTCGTCGTCGGCCAGACCGGCATCCTTGAGGTGGACTGGCAGCAGTTCGCCTCGGTTACCGTGCTGGCAGCTCTCGCCTCGGTGCTGACCTCGATTGTGTCCAGCGGCGTCAACGACCCCGAGAACCCCAGCGCCGTGAGGATCGACTGATGGCGTGGGCGAAGGTGCTCGAGGTTGCGCTACGCCAGCGCCTGGGCGACAAGGTGGTGTTCTTGGACGACTGGCAGCAGGTGAAGCGCAAGCCCTGGCCGCGCAAGGGCGTGCCGCTGGCGTTGATGGTTCACCACACTGCCGGCGCCGCCACCGACAGCCGCGACCCCAAGAACCCTGGGAATCAGAAGGGCGCCAACGCAGGCGTGATCAAGTACGTGCAGAACCACTTCCAGGTGCCTGCCGCCAACTTCACCCTTGACCGTGATGGCACCGTCTACGTCCACTCAGCCTGGCCGGTGTGGCACGCAGGCCGTGGATCGTTCAAGGGTGTCCAGCCGTATGAGCGCCTAGGCATCGGCGACAACCTGGCCAACGACTTCACCCTAGGCGTCGAATGTGTCAGCAAGGGACTCAAGCGCGACTTCACCAAGGCGCAGAAGGTATCGCTGGGCAAGCTGGCCAATGCCTGCAAGGACGCCGCCGGTTGGAAGGGCTTCCACGCGCGCCTGCCAAACCACAAAACCTGGGCGCCCAACCGCAAGATCGACAGCCGCTATTCGCTGCTGGCACTACGCCGCTGGGCGCGCCTGTACCAATGAGCCTTGCCGACAAGTTGGCCAGCACCCAACGACGCGGCCCCGGCCTACCTTGTTCGGTGGCCATGGTGCTGGATGCGCTCAGTGAGCACGACGCGCAAGCGCTACGTGACGCCCTGGCTGTACCCAAAGGCGACCCCACCCGGCTGAGTGCGCAGCATCTCAGCGACCTGTTGCGAGAAGAAGGGCACCGAGTACCGCAGAAGTCCTTGGAACTTCACCGCAAAGGGGCGTGCCGTTGTGAGCCTGGCATCTAGGCTGCAGGAACTTCAACCACAACCAGCCAAGGTCTTGACCCTAGACATTGAGACATCGCCTGCCAGCGTCTTTGTGTTCTCACTCAAGCCCGATTACATTTCACCCAACCAGGTCATTGAGCCGTCGCGCGTGCTGTGCTTTGCCGCGAAATGGCAGCACGAAAAGCGCGTGCAATTCTTTGATGAACGCGGCGGCAGGCAGGCAATGGTGGAAGCCGCCTGGCAGCTGCTTGATGCGGCGGACGTCGTCGTCGGCTACAACCATGTCCGATTTGACATCCCTCATCTGCACCGCGAGATGGTGGAGCTGGGCTACGGCCCACCCAGCCCGTGGGTGGATGTTGACCTACTGACTGAGGTCCGCAAGCACTTTCGGTTTATGTCCAACAAACTTGGCGCGGTGCTGGATTCTCTGGGCCTGCAAGCCAAGGAAGATCCAGGCGGCTTTGACACCTGGAAGGCCGTGCTGGCGGGCGAGGACAAAGCCTGGCAGCGCATGAAGCACTACTGCCAGGCCGATGTCCAGATCACCGAAAACCTGCTGACCTATCTGCAGCCGTGGTTGCGGCTGCCGCACGCCGGTTTGTTCACTGGCGACCTGGCGGGCTGCTATTCGTGCGGCGCCCGCACCTTGACTCCGCACGGCATCGCCCGCACCAAGACCGCTGCGTATCTCAGGTTGGCCTGTGAGTGCGGCGCCTACAACCGCGTGATGGCTGACGGCACCACCCGCCGAGCATGACCCCACCTATTGAGGGAGTTGCTGAGTGATCGACCCTGCGCTGGCATCCGACGCCGTGGCCACCATGATGGGTGACCGCATGACCACCCACGGCCAGCCGACCGCGACGCTGGCGCGCATCGCCGGCATGTGGGGCGCGTACCTGGACCGCGAGTTAGGCGTTGCCGATGTCGCCGCCATGATGGTGATGCTGAAGCTGGCGCGTGCCCGGCACGGCTACGACCGTGACCACTACCTTGACGCCATCGCCTACACCCTGCTGGCTGAGGACGGTGCCAGGCCGTGAAGGTCAAGGTGGCCGTGGGCGACGTCGAGGTGACGGTCACCGACATCGACTACACCCCCCGCCAGGTGACCGCGCTGTTGCACCGGGCGGCATCCATCGCTGTTGCCCTCAGCGCCAGCAGCCCTGAGCCTGAGGTGGAAACCAAGACCGCCGCCGCTGGCTTCACCGCGCACCTTGACCTTGACCCTGAACGCAACCTTGAACCGGATCTATCGGAGTGGTTCGAGGAAGCCCCGTAGCGTCACCCCCCAAGCCCCCTGGGCTGGCCCGTCCCCCACGGCCAGCCTGGGGGGCGCTTTCCTATGCGACCGAGCACACGGCAGCGGTCAGCGCCTCGTCCTCAATCAGCGTGTAGCGCACCGTGGTGTTCGGGCTGGTGTGCCCGAGCAGTTCTTGCACCGCGCGCAAGTCCCGCGTGCCCTTGTAGGCCTGGGTGGCGAACCGATGCCGCAGCTGGTGGGGCGTGAAGCCAGGCGGCAGCGCCGCCTTGATCCGCTTGTAGACGTAGTCATAGCCAACGTGGCTATCACGTACCGGGGACGGGAACACCCAGGCGCCGCGCTGGTGTCGGATGTGGGCGGCCAGTGGCGCCGCCACGGTGGGATGTACCGGAATGATGCGGGTCTTGGACCCTTTGCCGGTCACCCGCAAGCCATGACCAGTCACCGCGTCGGTGCGCAGCGACGCTATCTCTGACACCCGCAAGCCAGCGTAGGCCGCAAGCATGACCATCAGCGTCTGTTGCTCGTCGGTGCAATTGGCGAACGCTTGCTTGACCAGCGGCTCGGGCACAGGTCGAGGACGGCCCGCTGGTACGCGCACGCTGCGCACGTAGGCGGCGGGGTTGTCGTCAATGAAGCCTCGCCGATGCGCCCAGGCGTAGAAACCGCGCAGCGCCGAGCGCGCTGACTTGCGCGTCTCTGGCCCCCAGTTCGGGTTACTGAGGAACGCCACCAGGTCATCCTCGTTGGCGGTCAAGATGGGCACCGCTTCGTCCAATAGACGCAGGTAGTGCGCCTTGAGCCGAACACTGCCTTTGGCCATGTTCTCGGCACGCAGTGATTCCAAGTACAACTGAACCGTCCGATTTGCCCCCGGCGACACGCCCAACAGCGTCGCACACTTCAATTTTTTTTCTGTGAAGTTATCCACATCTGTAACCGTTTGCGCTGCCTAGCCCATCCAGTAATCGAAGGGTTCTTGGTTCGAGTCCAAGTGGGGGAGCAGCGCACCTCTCCGTGATCGCACGAAAACCCCACTGATTGCAAGGCTTTTCGTGTTCCGTTCTCTGCCGTTGCCCAGTGTAAATCCGCCCTACGACATCGTCGTGCAAACGGGCTGCAACTTTGCTGACAGTGAACAGACATTGACTGGACTTATCCACAGTTAGCGCACTTGCGCGCGCCAAATAACCGTTGCACCGCAACAACTTTTCGGGTTCGTTTAGCCCCGTCCGGCAGCCGTCGGATGTGTGGGCCAGGTGGGGCGTTCTCTGCCCCCCGCATAACTGAATACACGACGGCAGTGACCTGCGATCCGTTCGTGCCCCCCGTGCTCCACCTGGCCCGCACCCACAGGAAGGCAAGTCCGATGGATTTCGAGATCTTGATACTCGGTGCCTGGACTGGCATCACCTGGTGGGCTGCCTGGTCTACCTGCTCCACCCTGCACCGCCGCCGCCAGCACCTGTATAGCCGCCGACTGCAGGACATGGAACGCCGCGCACGCCGGGAAGCCGCGCTAGCGTTCGACCTGCAGCGGTTGGGCCGGTGATGGCCGAGGCGGTGCTGGCCGTCGTGATGGCGGCTGGTCCGCAGGTGGACCCGATTCAGGTCGGCCCCAAGACCCACAACTCTCCGGTGTCGCTGTACCAAGGCCGGCACTACGTGGAGCGGCACAACCGCAAGCGCATCTGCGTGCGGCACCGGGAGTCCAAGCACGACTACCGGGCGGTGTCGAAGTCGGGCCGCTACCGGGGCGCGTACCAGTTCTCGCCAGCGCTGGCGCGCGGTGCCGCGTGGATGATCCAGGCGGAGTTGCGCGCCACCGGCACACCGAAGCGCGAGGCAATCCGCATTGGTCGGGAGTTGCGAGCGCACCCGATGAACCAGTGGGCGCCGTTCTGGCAGGACTTTGCTTGGTGGCTGGTCTGGGATCAAGGCGAGGGCCGCAGCCACTGGCGCGCCACCGTGCCGGGAACGAGCTGCTGGTGAGCAAGGTCAGCCAAGGCGATGCCACCTGCAGGTTCGGCCACGACTTGACGCGCCCCTTGGCGTTGCACATTGACAACCACGGTGGCTACTTCTGCCGCCTGTGCCAACTGCATGTGATGAAGGCGCACTACGAGCGTGAGATAGCCAAGATCGAGGGCCAGCCGTGACCGTGCCCTGCGACGTCAAGGACTGCGACCGCGAAGCCACCCACTGGTGGTGGATCAAGGTTGAGGGCGGCTGCGCCGAGCGGTTGTTCTGCTACACCCACGCGCAGGACAACTACCAACAAGACCTGGCGGCGTTCGGTGAGCGGCTGATCCCTGGCACCGACGAGGTGTCGCTGTGCCCATAGTCATCCCCACCGCCGATGAGTTGCGCCGCATGGATGCGCGCAGCCGTGCCCAATGGGCGCGCCGGATCTCAAGCGTGTTGCGTCAACTCAATGAGGCCTGGCATGAGGCAGACAACGGCGGCGAACTGCGCCGTCAGGCGCACCTGTGGTTTCAGATGTACGGCCCGGACCCTGACGCTGAATTGCACCGCCAGCAGTTGCGCGAGGCGCTCCAATGACTCAGCGCTTGACGTACCGCTCCAACGCCCGACGCACGATGTCGGACACGGTCTCGCCGTTGGCTTCCGCCTTCGCTAAGGCGGCCTCCCACAGGTCATCAGGTATGCGGATCGCTCGCGGCGTTGTCTCAGCCATGTCCACCCCCGCGGGTCATGGCTACACGCTACGGGACGATCTCGACCTTTCGGCGCAGGCGTGCCTTGCTGCCGTCAGCAAAGACCGCCACCGGCAGGCCTGTGGCCCAACCGGCGATGGTGCCTTTGACCCGCTGACCGCTGGCTGTGGTGTGCATGACCTGCAAGCCCACCCAGGCGTTGCGGTATTGCGGGTTTGTGGCGGCCATGAAGGCGCTTATTTGTTCCAGGCGTGTGCTCATACCTACCCCCTAGGTTCTGCCCGTATATACACGCTAGGGGCGTCCGTATATACGCGTCAACCCCTTTGGTCACATTCGTCACAGGTGCCCCTATGACCGAACAGCGCCTGCACAACATGACCCGCCAGCGCCAGGAGTTCCTGGCTGAGTGGGAGCACACCTGGGTCAGGCACCACGGGTACGTCACGGCGGCCGCGCCCATCTTTGACACGACGCCACAGGCCTTGGCGCGGCGGTTGTATCGAGCCAAGCGCGACAACTACCCGGTGCGGTTCGTTGACGACACCAAGGCGCTGCGCGCATGACCCAACACCGCAAGCACCGTGGCTACGCCAGCCAACGCATCGTTGCCGACTACCTGCGCGCCCACGGTTTCCCTTACGCCGAGCCGGTCGGCGCTGGGCGAGATGGCTCAGACATAACAGGGACCCCCGGCTTAGACATCGAGGTGAAAGCGCGACGAGGGTTCAACCCTGCCGCCGCCATGCGCCAGCAAGCCGAGCGCGCTGAGGACACCCTGCTGCCGTTCGCGGTGCTGCGCCTGGACGGCCAAGGTCCAGCGTCCATTGAGGACTGGCCGGTGGTGCTGCGGTTCGGCGCGTTTGTGCAGCTGCTGCGCGAGTGCGGATGGGGGCAGCCGCTGTGACCGATCCAAGCGCCGTCATCGCCTACCGCTACTCCGTCCCCGACATCGACCGCTGGCCTGCCTCGGTCGTCCACGCCTTCTACCAACACCTGCGAACAAAGGAAGAACAGATATGAGTGACGCCAAAGACATTGACGAGGTCGCGGGCTGGATTGACGTCCTACGCAAAGCCCAAGGCGAGAAAGCGAAGGCCGATGAGGTCATCGCCCAGGCGCGGGAGAAGATCGAGGACGCCCTAGGCGAAGCCGAGGTCGGCGCCGTCGCCGGCGTGCCGGTGGTGCGTTGGACGTTCGTGCGCTCGGAGCGCTTCGATCAGAAGAAGGCCAAGGCCATCTTGGGTGAGACCAACACCGCCGCCTGCATGGTCACCACTGAGTCCCGGCGCTTCACGTTGGTCGACGGCGCATGATCGACGAATTGCGCAGCGTCGTGCGCGCCTATGAGGACAGCAGGCCGCGCAGCCGCCAGAAGGATCTTGGCCCCAGCGAGGCAGGCAACCCCTGCAACCGGCGCTTGGCTTACCGGCTGCTCGGCGCCAGCGGCGTGAACACCGACTCCGACCCCTGGCCTGCCATCGTCGGCACCGCGGTTCATTCCTGGTTGGAGAAGGCCTTCAGCGCTGACCCTGACCGCTACGACACCGAGGTCAAGGTGGAACTGCCGACGTACATGCGCGGCACCGTCGACCTGGTGGACAAGCACACCAAGACCGTGATCGACCACAAGGTGCTCGGCTTGACCAGCCTGAAGCGGTTCAAGGCCGAGGGTCCCGGGGAGCAGTACCGCACCCAGGTGCATCTGTACGCCTGCGGCCTGCGTCTTGAGGGCTACGAGATTGACCATGTCGCCATCGCCGCGTGGTCACGCAGCGGCGCCCTGAAGGACGCGCACTACTGGACCGAGCCTTACGACGAGACCTTGGTGGAGGCGACGCTGCGACGCATTGACGCGCTGCGCGAAGTCACCGCGATGGGCCGCGAGGCGCTGCCATTGATCCCCACCGCCGACGCCAACTGCACCTGGTGTCCCTTCTACGTCCCTGCGGTCACTGATGTGACGGAGGGATGCCCCGGCCATGCCGAGGCCCAGCAGTCCGCGCCTGCGGCCTGACCCAACCCAACCGAAAGGAACTGCTATGAGCATCTGGGATGACCCGGAACTGCGCACCTCAAGCGAATACGTATCGTTTGAGAAGGTAGGCGACAAGGTCGCCGGCACCATCATCAACATTCGCGCCCACCGTTTTGACGACGGCAAGGTGGTGCCGCAGCTGCTGCTCGAGGTCGACGGCGAGGAAAAGACCGTCACCGCCGGCCAGGTGCGCCTCAAGGCCGCGCTGGCCGAAAAGCGCCCCGAACCGGGCGACGCCATCACCATCGAGTTGACCGACATCGAAAAGCGCGCAGGCGGCAAGACGCTCAAGCACTTCAACGTGCAGATCGGCGCGCAAGCGATGGCGTCGGCGACGACGGCGCCCGCCGCTGGCGGCGCCAGCTACAGCGCCGAGCAGATCGAGGCCATGAAGTTGCTGGGCATCGACCCAAGCAAGGCCTAATCCAAGCCGCAAGCCCTGGCGGTGCTTGGGGTGCCGCCAGGGCTTGCTACCCACCTGCAGACACGCAACGCAAGGAGAAACCGTGGGCGCCATCGCCACCATGTTCGACGGCATTGAGTACCGATCCCGATTGGAAGCGCGCTGGGCAGCGTTTATGCGCAACATCGGATGGGAACACACTTACGAGCCGTTAGATGGTGACGGCTACATACCCGACTTCGTTGTCCACGGCGCTGCACCGTTCTTTGTTGAGGTCAAGCCCGCGGTTGTGCTGGCTGAGTTTCGACAAGAGCAGTCCAAGGTTGAGCGTGGTCTGCAGCAGTTTGACCGCGATGTTGTGATCGTTGGAGTGACGCCGTTTCTTACCAGCGCACACGGCTTTCAGCCTTTCTATTCCTACGGCGTATCGGTTGGCTGGATGCTTAGTGAGGGTGATTGGCAGCCAGCCGACTGGATTACGTGCTTGCACTGCCTGCGAACTGCGATTTTTCACACAAGCATGTCGTATCACAGTCGCCCGTGCGGTGATTACGACGGTGACCACTACCTAGGCGCACATGAACCTGATTTCCTACAGGGCGCATGGTCTGACGCTTGCAACGAAGTCAAGTGGCGAGGTCGGGCTGCGTGACCACCACCGACGTCACCGCCGACCCGTTCGCCGCCGCCTTTGACGACTACCACGCCAAAGGCTGGACCGGCACGCTGCCGCTGCCGTACCGCAAGAAGAAGTCACCGCCGCCGGACTTCACCGGCTACGACGGCATATACCCCTCGTATGCCGACCTTTACACCTGGGCGGAGGACGGGCCGCAGAACATCTGTCAGCGGATGCGCGCCGACGTCATCGGCATCGACGTTGACGCCTACGGCGGCAAGGACGGCGCCACCACACTGCAACGCTGCGTGCAGGCGTTCGGCGCGCTGCCCGCCACGTACATGTCCACCAGCCGTGACGATGGCATCAGCGGGATTCGCTATTTCCGCGTGCCTGAGGGCACCAAGCTGCTGTCCAGCCTGCCCGGCATTGAGTTCATTCAACGCCACCACCGCTACGCCGTCGTCTGGCCGAGCCTGCACCCCGAGACGGGCCAGGCCTACCGCTGGGTCAACGAGATGACCGGCGAAGTGGACTGCGATGTGCCACAGGTCGACGACCTGCCGCCGCTGCCGCCGCTGTGGCTCGACGGCCTGCGCGACGACCGCGCATCCAGCACCAAGGCAGATCTCGACAGCAAGCAGCTCGAGGACGTCCTGCACGGCTTCCCCGTCGGCACACCCTGCGAGCACATACTGAAGGCCGCCGGCAAAGCGGTGGAAGGCACCAGCCGCCATGACGCCTACAACGCTGCGGTGTTGGCGGTGTGCCGGTATGCCCGGCGCGGCTGCCCCGGCGGGCAGACTGTGCTCAAGCGGCTACACAAAGCGTTCGTCGCGGAAATCAGCGCCCCCGGCGAGCGAGCCACGGCCGGTGAGGCCGAGGCCGAATGGCGGCGCTGCCTGGCTGGCGCGTTGGCGTTGGTGGTGGACGACGACCAAGGCACCGCCTGCGTCGACGCCGCCACCACCGATTGGTTGAACGCCGAGCAGACGCCGCCGCTGGCCGACGATGAGGTTGAGCGAACCAGCTGGTGGCCCAAAGACCTTGGCCCGGTGCTGGCCGGGCAGGACCCCGAGCCGGAACCGGAGTTTCTGCAGCGCCTAGATGGGGTGTCGCTGCTGTACCGGGGGAAGGTCAACGGCTTGATCGGTGAATCAGAGTCGGGCAAGACCTGGGTGGCGCTACTGGCGGTGCTGCAGGCGCTGCGCGCACGCCAACGGGTGCTGTACCTCGACTTTGAGGACACAGCGCCCGGCATCGTGGCGCGGCTGCGGGATATGAGCGCCAGCGACGCCGATATGGCGTACCTCGCTTACGTCGGCCCCGATGAGGACTTTGGCCCGAACGCCAAGCGTGACCTACGCCAGGCCATCGCCGACGCGCCACCGGATCTGATCGTGCTGGACGGCTTCAACGCCGCGATGACCTTGCTCAATTACGAGCTGACCGACAACACCGACGCCACCAAGTTCTCCCAGGAGCTGCTCAAGCCGCTGGCCGCCACGGGCGCCTGCCTGGTCTACGTCGACCACGTACCCAAGAACAAGGAAAACCGCGGCAAAGGCGGCATCGGCGCCCAGGCCAAGCGCGCCATGACCACCGGCTGCGCGGTCAGCGTCGAGGTCGTAGAGCCATTCGGGCGCGGCATGACCGGACGGCTGCGCCTGGCCGTCGACAAGGACCGGCCTGGGCATGTCCGTGCGCAGGCGCTCGCGGCCAAGGCCATCGGCGTCGCCGTGCTCACTAGCGCCGCCGATGGCGCGGTCACCGTCGAGATCGAGCGGGCCACCAGCGAGCAGGAGGAACAGGACTACCAGCAGCTGCAGATACGTCAGCGCCTATTGAAGGCGGCTGCCGCCTACGGCGCTGACGGGTGCTCGCGGACGGTCATGGCCGCCGACGCCGGCTTCAAGAAAACCGACCGCGCCAAGGACGACATCGACTGGCTGATCGACCGTGGGCAGTTGGTGCAAGCCAACGCCAGCAGCGCCAATCAGCACCCGAAATGGATGGTCAACCCTGACCAAGACCAAGTGATTTGGGCGTTATGAAAACGGACAAAAGCACACCCCAGAGCACACCCCAAGCACACCCCCCCGCTGGGGCGTGCTCCATGCCGGGCACCACCCCCCACACCCCCCCTACGGGGGGTGGTGGTGGTGCTGGCGCCGGGGGAAGCTGCCACCACCCACCACCACCCCCCAGGGGTGTCAGATGAGCCGCGCAGCAAAGCAAGCCCGCTGCCGGCACTGCCGCAGCGACATCTGGGTCGGACCCGACAGCCATGTGGCAGCCCTGACCGCGCTCGTGGACATCCACCCGCTGACGCGCACCGGGGAGCTGCTGGCCGTCTGCGCCGGCCGCCGGGTCTACCACCTCGACATCAACCACCACCTGTGGCACCGCAGCGCCTGGCGCCTACCCAGCCCGGCTCGAGGGCGGGTCCTCGCCGAGCACCGCTGCGGTGACCCCATCCCCGCCACCTGGCGGCAACCAAGCCCCACCCGCACACCGACAACCAACAACACCCAGGAGGTGCCGTTCTGATGGAGTGGATGCAGCAAGCGATCTGTAAGCAAGTGGACCCTGACCTGTTCGTGGGCGACGGTCACGCCAACGACCTGTACCGGCGCCACAAGCGCGCCATTCAGATCTGCAAGACCTGCCCGGTGATCTTCCAATGCCGCGACTACGCCCTACGTCTGGCTGCTGAATCGCCCATCTACGGCGTCTGGGGCGGCATGACCCAGGCAGAGCTGAACAACCAAGCCCGACGCCGCCAACCAGGGCAGGTGGCATGAACGAAACCGGCGCCTGCACCATTTGCCAACGCGCCAGCCAGCGGATGGCCTGCGAGCGCTGCCAGCACACCATGCGCCTGCAGTTGGGTGAGATCTGCGACTACCAGGCGCTGGCGTCCGGCAACCTGGTGCCAGGGCAAGGCGGCGACGGCAGGGCCACTGAGCGCACCCTGGGTGTCAACCTGGCAGCCCTGGACCTGGTGGGCGCCTTTGACGCCATCGCGGTCCTGGAATCCTGGGAGCGGATCTGGCGCGAGGACTACGGCCTGGTGCCCTACGGCCCAGCCAGCGCTGAACGTGACCCGGCAGCCCGCGCCACCCTGCTCGGCATCGTCGGCTTTCTACAGGCCTGGTTGACCAAGTCCTGCGACGAGCACCCAGCCATTGATGAGTTTGCCCGCGAGGTGCGCGGCCTGCATCGGTCCTGCCAGCAGGCGGCAGGCCAGGCGCGCCGGTCGGCCTGGCGCGTCACCTGCCCCGCCGACGTCGATGACGGCGAGTGCGGCACGCAGCTGCGGGTCAGCGGCGAGGACTTCGGCGGCTACGTCACCTGCCGAGGCTGCAGCACCACTTGGGCCGTGGACCGGCTGCTGCATGTGGTCGCCACCAGCCGCCACGCTGAGTTGTGGCTGGACCCTGAGGCGGCCAGCGAGTGGCTTGGCATCAACGAGCGCACCTTGCGCGGCTGGGCGCGGGAAGGCCGCATCAAACGCGCCAACGGGCGCTACGAGGTTCACAGCCTGAGGCAGGCGATCTCGTGAGCAAGACACACACCATCGCGGCTCGCTGCCCCATCTGCGCCGCCATCCTGCCGATATTCACCATCACCGCCGAGCGGCACGGCTTCCTTGGGCGCCACACGCGCCTGACCCTCACCGGCGACGCCACCGACTACGTCGCCCACCTTTGGATGCACACCGACAAGGAGCAATCATGGGCGTGAACACCTGCAGCATCTGCGCTGAGACCTACGCCGTCAGCCACCTAGGTGATGTAGGCAAGTGCCGGCTGTGTGAGATCCGTGAGCCAGCGATGCGCCGCAAGATCGCCGCCGAGGTTCATGCCTTAGGTGGCAGCATGTTCATGGTTGAGCAGATCAAGCGCGGGCCTGTGCCCCACACACCCGGCGGCATGAGCGACCTGACCATCCCTGAGTTTGATGTGCCTTACGAGGAGCTGCTGTCGGCGAGCAACGACATTGCCCACGATGTCTGAGGACGCCGACACGCCGACCCCCGGCTGTAGCCAAAAACTGAAATGCCGCTATCATGTGAAACGCTAGAACCATTGCACCCCCAGCCCGCACCACAACGGTGGCGGGCTTTCGTCATTCATGGAGATGGTATGAGCCTCGCCATGCTCGATGACGCTGACTTGTCCGACATCGACGAGGCCTTGCGACATCTCAGCTTGGTCCCTGTTGATGAACGCGGCGCCGCCTGGCACGCATACTCCGACGCCTTGCTAGAACAGCGAAGGCACATGCACGAAGGGAACCTGAATGACCACTAAGGCAGCCATTGAGGCAGCTGTGAAAAAAGTAACGGGGGACCCTACCGTCGGACCCGTCGCGGCAATTCAGTCGGGAATCATTGACGCGGTATGGGGGGTGGTGTCCGGGGAGGGTGAACCGGGGACCAAGGAGAAGCGCATCGTCAAGGCAGCGGAGACACCGGAAGCCTGATAGTGCCCAGGCTGCCCCGTCCTTGCCTGGACTGCGGCCAACTGACTGACAACAGTCGCTGCCTGCGTTGCAATCGAGAACGAGAACGCCTAGCCAGCGCGGCCCGTCCTCCGCGCCCGCACTATTCCGGGGACTACCGCAAGCGCGCCAAGATCGTTAGAGACACGGCGGTGGCCTGCCATTGGTGTGGCGGTGGGTTCTCACCTGACAACCCCGTGCAGGCAGACCATGTGCTGCAGGGCGACCCGGCCAGCCCGCTGGTCGCTTCATGTCGTCGCTGCAACATTTCTCGCGCGAACCGAGCGCGAGGGGACGGGGGACGCTAGTCCAGGGTGGGGTCCAGTGCCACGAGGGCGCACCGCCTCTAC